CCAGATGAACCTGAAGTACCTGAAATTCCTGCTGAACCAGAAGTACCAGATGAACCCGACGAACCTGAAGTACCAGATGAACCTGAAGTACCTGAAGTTCCTGCTGAACCAGAAGTACCTGAAGTTCCTGCTGAACCAGAAGTACCAGATGAACCTGAAGTACCTGAAGTACCAGATGAACCTGAAGTACCTGAAGTACCTGATGAACCAGAAGTACCTGAAGTACCTGATGAACCAGAAGTACCAGATAAACCCGACGAACCTGAAGTGCCATCGTTTCCAGAACTACCAGAAGTACCATCGTTTCCAGAACTACCTGAAGTACCAGATGAACCTGAAGTACCTGAAGTGCCAGATGAACCTGAAGTGCCTGAAGTACCTGACGAACCTGAAGTACCCGAAGTACCTGATGAACCAGAAGTACCAGCTGAACCCGACGAACCTGAAGTACCAGATAAACCCGACGAACCTGAAGTACCAGATGAACCTGAAGTACCAGATGAACCTGACGAACCCGAAGTACCAGCTGAACCCGAAGTACCAGCTGAACCAGCTGAACCCGACGAACCTGAAGTACCTGATGAACCCGAAGTACTATCTCCACCCCCACCGGCACTTATTTGCTGCCAAGCTTCGCTCTGTTTTATGTATACACTATAAGGGGAGTCGGTCGAATAATAGTTAGCGCCATCGGAAACAGTGTGTAAAACACTATCCTTTTCAGCGTCTAAGCCTACTAGCTTATCTCCAACATACCTTTTGACCGCCATATACTATGTAAATTACACATTATTGGGCGTAATCTTCGTAAGATTTTTCTTCTAATAGATTGGACCCAGTGTAAATGTTAATTTCCTTCTTCATTTCAGCTCTTTTGTCATTAGTACGGTAGACTCTTCGCGCCAATTTAATAAAAATAGAGTCAAATTCTTGACTTTTTTCTTTTAATCTTATTTCGTCTTCTATATCCCATAACTCTTTATTTATCTCTTTCAATTGGTCGTAAAACCCATGTCTTCTAAAAACATGTTCATGCCAATCTGGCTGACCAATAGTCTCCAATAATGTAACGTGCTCTTTTCCGATATTAACTAGTTTAGCCTCATCTTGTATATTTTCTAATTTGATTTCCAAGATAGATAGCTTATCTAAAACCTCTCCGTCTGATACCTCTACTTTCATAATAATGTATTTATTTTTTCTATTACCATTTCTGGCGTTATTTGCCTACTGCACTCAAAATTCTTATCCTCGGGACACCAATACCATTCATCTCCAACCATATCATGATTTCTCCAACAGTCATGGCAAACATTTTTGTTCTGTACTACATATGGGTTACTAAAATGATAATCCGCAGCAACAGAACCTAAAATCATTACAACAGGCTTATCTAGAGCCCAAGCCAACCAAGATAGACCTGAAGCCAAGCCCATAAAGAAAACAGATTTTTGTATATAGTTGGCTGCTTTTTGAAGAGACAGCCCCGTCTTATCTTTAGATGCCGAAGGTATAGGATTAAAAGCTGGTATGTCTCCCAGAGGATAACCAGCTCCAAACTGAGAATCGCCATCGATACTAATGGTATCTATGCCCTTTTTCTTTAGATGAGATATAACAGCGTTCCAGCCTCCCTTGTAATTCCAGAACTTTTGCTGCATTGTAGTTAACGACGCTATGGATACGGTACGGCGCTTTAGCTTGATATTTTTGGGTTTGATATTCAAAACCGGCTTAACCTCTTTGAAATCTTCTAAACCTAAAATCTCAGAAGCCATCTGCATTAACCCACTTGCTTTAATGTCTTTAACTTCATTTCTTAAATTAGAAGGCCTCTGCCATCCACAATAACCTATGACAAAAGACTCGTCGTAAGTTTTTTCGACCAAGGGACTATTTTTGGGGCTCACCTTAATATTGTCGGGAGCAAATATGTCGTTAAACTTACAGAAGACGTAAACTTCGTTTCCTGTAATTTTTTGATATCTCTCGACTTGACCCATCCAGCCAATAGTATCTCCTAAGCCCTCTCCGTCAAAATAAACCTTTACTCTTTTACTCATATTAATTTATCTATCTGCTCTTTAACCATTTCAAAAGTTATAGATTTTGAACATTCAAATTCCCTTTCTGTGCCTTCGTGTTCCGGGCACCAGTTCCAATTACTAGCATCAAATTTATGATTATTCCAACAGGAATTACAAACGTCTTTATTGATTACTCTGTATGGCGTATAAAATTCTGTTTCCTCATTGCTAAATCCACTTATTAAAACCACGTCCTTGTTCAGAGCCCAAGCCAGCCAAGACAGGCCAGAGCCTAAACCTATGAAAAACTCGCAATGATATAAATCTGTTATTCTCTCCTGCAAGTCGAAGTCTCCAGTTTTATTTATACCCCCGGAGGGTATACGGTTGTCTCTATTTCTTCCCCCAAAAGACTCATGCCTATCTATGCACACTACCTGATACCCTTTTGAGTTTAAGTACTCTACAACCTTATCCCACCCATCAGGATTATTCCAGTACTTGCATTGAGCCGTAGATTGAACGGATATGCAGACATATTTGCCCGAGATCATCCTTTCTTTATTATTTATATCAACCCTAGGTTTTAACTCTTTATGCTCTAAGCCCAAATAATAAGACGCAGCTCTTTGCTCTTCATTTTGCTTAACCCAGTCAGGAGTATGATTAAACCAGCCTATCTTAAGATGATCATGAAAATTCTCGCCTTCAACTTCTTTTAAGTCATCAATGAACTTTATCTCAGGGTAGCTATTTCTATACAAATCATTTTTAAAAGTAAACAAGTGGACATCGCAATCTTTTTGCACTCTGTATTCTTCTGCATACGGAACCCAAGCCAAACTATCTCCTAGAGAGGAACTGCAAAGCTCGATTAAGACTTTCTTTTTTAAATTTTTAAACTTCATATTAAAAACTAAATTTCTACAAAAAGTATTCCATCTGAAGACGAGGCCATGAAAAATATTCGATACTCTCGAGATAGCTTTATCCATTACCTCTCTATCTTCTTTACTTAAAAGAGAATAAATATTTAAATCAAAATTATTTTTTATACTTTTTAGTTTTGTAAATATGTCTTTTAGTTCGTTATCATTAAAGCTATTAGCATCGAAAAAGAAATAATCAACCTTTTCAGAATACTCGTTAACACAAAAATCATGATCAAAATATAGGTCCTGTATTTTATTCTTTTCTGAATCAGATACTTCTTTATTGGTGATCAAACAAAGTCTCTTTCTATTTTTTTCAAAATGTATATCAGATCTAGCCAACGCACAAAGCTCGTCAAAGAATCTATAGTAAGTGTGGAGTATTACGTTATGCTTGAAGTTTTTTGTAGAGTTTATAGAGTCATATAAATTTAACTTACCCACCTTACCTTGTTCATTGGTTACGTTTGAAGGCGTAGCGTGAGACTCGTCATGGTTAAGCACCTTGTACATAGGCCTAGGAAAAAGTACATAATTTCCATACTTTTGAAGCTGCGCCATCCTTATAGAGTCTTCTGATACCGTCTCTACAGGACTCTGAACCTCTATCTCAACTTGCTTATCGTTCTTGTGCCCCCTTAGAGCCCCAAAGAACCTAAAAGTTCTTAAGTATGACCAGTCGAATTCTCCTGAATTTATTAGGTCTTTTTCATGCTTATCTAAGTAGTCGCACCAATTGTCTTTAGGAAAAGAGTAATCAAGATTAGTGATGTTATCCGTGCTGTCTATATCGTTACTATACTGATGGAACCATGTTGAAAAAGAAAAAGCCTCAGGGTTCTTTTTCAGCATATGATTTAAAAACTCTAAAGCTTTAGGGTATATTCCGTCGTCCGCATCTACTAAAGCTAAGTAGTCGCAATCTTTAGTAACAAAATGTTGAGGATTCCAAAACATCTCTTTTTTAGTTTTTTGCTCACAGTATACTACTCTATTATCTTTTGAAGCTAAGTCAACTAAAGTGTCTTTAACCGCGCTATCCTTGCTGAAGTCATCTGTAACAAACCACTTCCAGTCCTCGTAAGTCTGGCTGCATATTTGTTTATATACGCCCGTTATATATCTAGCGTTATTATAAAAACTTGTATACAAAGCTATTCTAAAATCTTCTTTTTTTCTAGGGTTCTTTATAGTTTTTTCTATATACTCTTTTGTATTTACATCATCTATAAAAATTACATTGTCATTGTTTTCGTATTTTTTGTATAAATCACAAGATTTTATCCTGTTCATTAATACAGGCATACCCCAAGATAATGCCTCTTTAACACTCAGCGGGTTTAACTCCCTTATCGACGGAAAGAAAAACAAGTCCATACATGAATAAAATCTATCCACATCCTTTCTTTCTCCCCATACTTTGCAATTAAGTAGATCTGTGTTTTCAATGCCACAATTACATAGGTAACAGCTGTTTCCTATAAAATGAAACTGAATATTTTCATCTAGCATTTCTTCTGCTATTTTATAAATAAACTTCTGGTTTTTATTTTCGTGAAAGAGACCAACATTTAGTATATGGGTTTTTGTTGGGTCTAGTCCAAGGCTCATCAAAGTTTTATCTCTGTCGGGTCTCTCCTTATTGGGTATCTTATAATCCCAAGTATAACACTTAGCCTCAGGGAAAACCTCTTTTATTTTTCTTGGGTGGTAATCTGAAACGCACACATACGCATCAGGCTGATGAACCTTATTGGCAAAATCAAAAGCATTAGAATGGCAAGTTTCTAATATTTTATAACTTCTGTTTTCGTTATATATTTTTTCAAGTAATTCTTCGGGGAATCCATTGTATTCAAAGTTTTCAGGTATTTCGTTAAAATGTATTATATGAGGATCAAATTCTTTTATAACTTCTAGTAACTTACCCCTTTCTTCTATCCAATTATCCGAAAAACACGGACCAATACATTCATAATTCTTTTTGCCAACTAAATTTATTATCCTGTCTTTTTGTATATTATAGGAACCGTAATTATTAAACTCAGCTACAAAAACCTCGTTCTCCGACAAACAGACTTTTATAAGCTCATGCAGCCACTGAGGAGACCCACCAGTAGAAAGATGCATGGGTATAAATAATATCTTTCTTTTCATTCTGTAACTTTTAAGGTAGAAGAAAGAACGTCTTCCCACCTAGGTTGACAGTCGAAATTAGGCCTCCCTTCTAAGCAAAAAGGCAAAGGGGGAACACTATTAACGGTACCGTGCTCTATAACAGAATACTTTGGGTCCGACGCACAAAAAGCTTCGCACGTGCCACCGACGAAAGTCATTTTATAAGATTGACTTCCTTTTCTGTAGGGAGCTCTCCAAAAAGGGTGAACAGAAGCTCCTATAAATATAATATGAGCGTCAGTGCAGCCTGCCAGATGTAGCTGTCCTGTATCCATAGTCACGCAAGCCTCTGAGTTCTTGGTTATATAATAATCTTGATCTAAGGAAGTTCTATTTAAAAAACTTACTCCTTCAAAATCTAAAGCATCGAAATTATAGCAAGTTTTATCGTGGTTATATTGGCCCGGCTCAGGTTTCTGATCAAACCCAACTAACGCAACCTTTAGGTGATTTCTATTCAGCCCTCTTATCAAATTAACGTAGCTCTCTTTTGGCCAAGTTCTACTAGGCCAATTTTGTCCTATATGAACAACTGCGTATTTGTTATTAGCTAGAAAGTCTTGGTCACCTCTATTAAACTCTATTGTTCCGGGGTAATAATCGCAATGAAGCTCTTCTGGCATCAAGTCAAAGCCTATCTCCGTGCAATGTATCTTTCTTATATCGAAAGCTGCGTATTTTTTTTCTATCCCAGCTCTATCTGCCTTTCCTATTGAATTAAAAGTATCAAAGACCTCGTATTTATCATAATGTTCTTGTTTAAAATCATCTACATGTATCGTAAAAAGAACATATGGATTGTGCTCAAAAAGAAAAGGTTTATGCGTGCACACTATTATTTTTTTAGCGTAATACTCCGCTAACTTTCTTATCGTTGGCGTAGCTGATAAAGTATCTCCAAAAGAAAAGGAGTTTAGCTTTATAGCAACATCTTTAGATTTTTCTTGGCCTCTTTGTTTATTTGTATTAAATAAAGGCGCGGCCTCCTCAAAAAAGGGAGCATTGTTCATCAAATAGTTTTAAATAGCAAAAGGTCGAATTTCAAAACTAATATCCCTGTCCGTATCTATGTTTTACTGCCTTGCAGTTGGCTAAAACTTCACCGCTAGAAAGGGCTCGGTTGTAAGCCGAAACCACGCCCACATTAATATTTAGGCCAGAACTGTTATTGCCACCCACATAAAACTGCTGGTAAGTCCCATTTTCATCGCCAGTATGAAATCCGGAAGAGTTAGTCGCTGGAAAAGAAGCCGTTCCTTTCTTTTGGCCATCCATATACCCTATCATTTCACTAGTAGAACTATTGTAGGTCATAGCCACATGCCTGAAGTCAGATCCAGATATAGAGGGATCGTCTACATCAGATAGCGTAACGCTCATACCTGTCCATGGGTTGTTATCACTACCGTCGACTTTGTTTGTAGAGACAACAGCTTTTATACCGCTTATCTCTCCGCCGTTACCTGTTTGCGTCACAAATCCGTAAGAATAACCACTCTTGTTATGGTCTGTATTTCCGAATATTACTGCGCCATCATCAGGAGGAGAGTCAGAACCAGAATCTTTTATATCGAAAAACGCCTCTATAGTAAAACTAGAGTCTGCATCTTTTAAAACTCCCAAAGACCTTAAACCGATAAAATTTGACCCTGATATAGCTCCGTAGGTATTATCTCCGTTATCTGGGTTTCTAAACTTATAGTAGCCACTAGTTTCGTCATAAAGACCAGTGTTCTGCAACTTCACATCTAGACCACTGGGGGTCAAATCTCTCCAATACTCCGTGTTGTGATCATAACTTCTGTCAGAATATCCGTCTACTCTAAAAACAAGACCATCAGTATTGACTCTATATTTACCATAATTTACTTTACTTGACATCTTAGTATCCTCCTCCAAATCCCCCTACTGAATTTCCAGAAGAAACTGAAAAACTGTAAGGAGCAGTATTATTTTTTAGGTTGAAATCTCTAGAACCTTCTATATATGCGTATAGCGCGTCGCTTGCATTAAAGGCCTTTGAATACGCTGAGACTTTATATATAATTCCGTCTATATAAGATTTTTCATTTGTATTACCGAGCGGCAAACCTCCTATTGCGGCCTTTAGGTCCGGCCCATCATAAAAGCTAGTATTGTTTACTTTGTATTTTGAATAAGTTGAGCTGGATTTAGGTATGCCTTCTTTGAGTGTTATAGAGTTGTCATCTATAAAGCTAATTATATCGTTGCCGTCTTTTCCAAAGTAAGGGTTTCTTGCTTTTATTAATAACGAGGCCTCGTCAAACTCTGAGACGTTACTTATAGACCTATAAACATAAAACCCCCTTGCTTCTCTTACATTTGCCCAGCTGACGGACACAGAAGAGTTTCGCTTATTTATTAAAACTTTTTTATTAGCGGAAGCCGCTGACTCCCCATTTTCATTATAAGAACTTATTTTATAATTTACTGCAAGCCCTTTGTCAAAAGCTTTTTGTGTTGTATTTTTTTCTACCTCTAGCCCTCCCTCATTTAGACTATAGGTTGTGCTAGAAGATAAAGACTCTAAAGAGCTCGTTGTATTTAAAAAAGGGTACAAAGTTATGCTAGTTGGCGTTTGTAAATTTGAGATAATCTGAGAACTCTTTAAATAACCATTTACATAAAATTTTATCTTACCAGATGACTTTGTCATATCAACAGAGACAATTACGTTGGTTATAGCCCCCTCATCTACTACAGAGTCTACCGTAAACGTGCTGCTTGAAAGCCCAAACTCATTGTATAAATCACAATGAAGTTTTTTATCGCTTATATAAACATGCTGCTTTCTGGAAACATTATTCTTATCTGTGAATCTGGCTCCCTCAGATATATCTCCATAAAATAAAGTGGATATTCCTTCAGAAAGAGAGGTTCCAGTAAACCAGAATTCAAGGGTCTTTTTTTGTGTTGAATTTATCTGAAGACCTGAGTTTAAGCCTGTGTCTGTTGAAGTCAATCCTAAATTAGTAAAGCTATTTTCAGAGAATATAGGTTTGGAGTCAGAAGAAAAAGACATGCCACTTACGCTAAAAGAGTTCTTATTTGAGCTTATATCTTTTAGGCTAGCTGGAGACAGCCTAGGCTTCTCTTTTCTTGTGAACTGTGTCCTTTGTGAACCTTTTTCTAGTTGTGGGTTCTTGTATAGTATATACCCCCCAGAACGCTCAGAAGCGCTCGTAGTGCTCTCCTGAGGCCAGAAATAGGCAGTATGGCGAAGCGTAGTCTTTATCAAGGAGCTAAGTCCAGAAGAACCCGAGGAACCTGATGAGCCCGAAGTGCCAGATGTAGCGGTTACTAGCGTCTCTAGCTTTGGTACGAAAACAATAGAGACAACCTGCCAAGTTCCAGATTTAGAAAAATCATAATTACCATAATATTTTCCATTTTGGTCAGTAGCTTTAATAGATATCACCGAACCAAGACCAGAGGTTCTATTATGTCTCTTGGATACAAATACTTCACAAGAGAATATATATTCTTGCCCTATTTTTAATTTAAGCGAGCTCCCCGAAAAAGAATGTAACCCGAAAAGTTTATTACTGCGACCAGCAAAATTTGTCTTGTAGACTACGTCACTCTCAGACATATACCCTGTCGCCAAAGATTTATACATGCCCTGTTGATCAGTGTCTTTATTACTATATATTCTATAAAACCTATGAGGACTGCCTCCTAGTCTGGCGTTAAAGCCAAAGTTATCTTCAGCAGTAGGTATAAGGTTAGTTGTAGGCTTACCCGGGTAACTCTTATAATATAACTGATTAGTATATAGTCTTATACCTTCCAGCTTCTTTCTTAAATTTCCGTTATGAGCAGACATTATTCTGGGATTCCTCCGCTATACTGAAAAGTGCTGAATATCAAATCTTGTCTTACGTTATCCCCGCTTTGAGGATGACGTAAATAAGTAGTTAAAACTTCATGGTAAGCAGACTCCGGGCCAACATTAACCCCACTCACATAACTATACATATTAACACCACTTTGAGTAGTAACTATTTCATCTCTATCGCCAACTCTTTCGTGCTCTGATCCTCTTGTTAGCTTTATAGCTTTTAGAAAACTTACGGAGCCCGAGACTACCTCCGACTCGTCTCTTTTGCTCAGGTAATCTTCTTCTACATGACTTCTTAAGCTTGTATTTAAAGAAGTAATTTTTGCATCTAATATACCACTAGTGTCATGAACGTGCCCAGTGACATAACCACTCAAGCCATCTCCTGTCGCTCCAGTTATAAGTACAGATAACTTTTCCCCTGTATTAAGAAGTTCGCCACTTAATGTATCTACGTCGTTTTGATTGCCAGTGGCTATTGTGTTTGTGGCTGCATGCAAGCCACTAACATACCTAAGATCTCCGCTTACTTCATCTATATCCGAAGCTAGCTCACTTGATACCGTACCAACGTACCCACTTAAGTCTAAACCTGACTTTAGCAGGTCCGTCCTCAATACGCCGCTTACTGTATCTATATATCCAGATATACTTCCACTTACAGAATCTATATATCCCGTATTTGCAAACTGCGCTGGGTTACCCGTATAAGGATAAAATCCGGTAGTGTTTGATGCACTGCCGGATAAACTATCAGAGTCTGACCTTAAAAAGTATTCTTTTAAGTTGTCAAGATCTAGCTGGCCTGTACCAATAAGTTGAGGCATACAGACATAATTACACTCTATCTGCCTTCGGCTAGAATAGACTTAACAGCTCTCGATGGTTCTTTTGAAATTTTAGTTTTTTTAGAAGCTGGCTTCCTGTACCCTAAAACATGCTTTTTGAACTCTCTTATTAACCTAGTAGTAAGAAGCTGCCTGTTGTCGACTGGTAGAATCCCAAACTTGACAGCGTGCGCATGTAGATCGGTTTTGTTCATACTCCTGATTCTAGAAGAGTATTCCTCTTCGTCAAGAGTCCCATATCTCGAAGAGCCTACGTCTCCCCATACCTGATCTAAAGTAGTTTTTTCAAAATCTGATCCTTGTTTTTCTTCCATAGCATGGGTTTGGATCATATCTTTAGACTTAGACTTTTTCTTACTTTTTGAAGTTGATTTCCTTTTAACTGCCATAACTTATCCTTTCTCCGTTATAACTAGTTATACACACAATCGCCTAAAAAAAGAAACAAAAAAGCCCCCGTTTCCGGGGGCTTCGATAATGTATTTTGGGTCTCTATTAGACCGCGAGTCCAACAACTGCACGAGCGTCGATACATACGCGACCCTCTTCCAACGAACCATAGAAACCAATTCTCTCATTTCTCTGAGTGAACTGATCATCTGGGCTAGTCGTGAAGGTGTCACCAGTATCAGCGTCTTGAGCGATAGCGCGAACAAACGCACCCTTGCTATTATCAACGCCAACTGCGAGCTCATGAGTCCCACCAGCGAACGCAATAGCCGTTCCGGCGGTACTAGCATGAGGGGCGATTTTGCCTGAATCAAACTCGTCAAAGACGGTGTTGTACTTCTGGCCAATACCAAGCTCATTGAGCTCAACGATGTTTACACCATAGATCTCCTGCATACCAGCAGAATTGAACACTTCTGTTCTAATGTTGTCTGGTAGCGGAATAGAGCTAGTGCCACTAGTAGCCTGAACAGTGTTCATTGGCTGATAAGCAAAAGCGCGAATCTGCTCTTTGATCTCAGGGCTGACGTACAGATCGGTAATACCGTTGCTGTAAGCAGCATCAGGAGTACCGTCTGCCCAAGACTGATTGATTCTCTTATTGAGAGTCATCAACTTGTTCAAGTCGGCCAACTGGAATCTATTAGTGTTGTAAGCTGGAATAACGTGACTACCTGTAGCCAAATCCGTGACTCCAACAGAATCCGCAGTAACAGAAGAAGTACTAGCGTTAGCGAGTGCATTAAGCACCACAGCCCAAGCATTTCTTTCCTGCTTAACGAGAACCTCTTGAGACATACGCTCAATAAGTTTACTCACAACATCAAGTCTTGCTTGTCTAGCATACTTCTTGGTGATAGAAACAGCTGCATCCAAACGATAAGTTGCGATCTTCAACTCTTGGACAGCAGATACGTCTTGCGAAGTGGGAAGACCACCAGCGACATTCTGCGACCAAACGCTAACGTAACCATCATTGGTTTCGTTATAATAAAGATCCAAAGGATAGCTAGCTCCCTCATCTTGATTAAACGGAGCATCGGTATAAACCGCTCCGGCCGTTGCGGCCTGCTGTAGAACCTTACGGACTACAGGGCCTAGAAAAGCTGCAAAAGCTTCTTGCGCCTCACGGGCGACGAGCTGGTTTTTGTTACCCATCGCTTTGATGAGTTCAACCTGCTCAGGGGTGTTTTTCAATTTAAGTCTCATTTTATTAAATCTCCTTTTCTTGTTTAAAATTAGAGGTCAATCTTCAACAGAATGAAACCGTCAGCGTCAACAGATCCCAAAGCGGTACCAACCTGCGTCTGAGTTGCACCACCGGTGCTCTCAGTAGCAGCCGAACTCAGATCGCCCTGACGCAACATATCAGCATAAACTTTAGCTCCTGCTGTTACAGTATTTGCGCCACCACTTGTGAGGTTTCCGCTGTAAAGAATAATACCCTTGGCCAAGACAGGAACTGCCTGACCACTAACCACAGCCTGCATTTCGGCAGCCTTGCGCGGATGATAAATCAACTTCTCGCCATTTTCGTCGACTTCTGCGACGTCCCAAAGGGTAAGACCAAGAGGCTGACTACCAGATGCACAAGGTTCGATATTTGCAGCTGCGCCATAACGGAATGATACCGTGTTCGTGTAGCTAGCACCGGGGTTACCGATACCAGTTTTATTTACAGGATCGTCAGTATTTTTCCAACCATTAGACTTAACAGAAACGAGAAGCCCCTTATTGACCTTGCCGCCGTCGGCTTTAAGGTCAGAATAAGAGTCCACTACGTCTCCGTCGTCGTCTTTAAGACTGAAAAGGTTAATGACGTCTGTCTCGGCGTGTTGCCTGAAAGGCTTCAGCCGTTGTGTGTTTTTAACAAACGTTGCCATAATATTTTATTTCCTTGTATATTAGTAATTAATATCAAATTGATCGATTTCAAAAGCTTTCTTATACTTATCGTAGGTGGAACCTTCAGAAGCTTCGGTAGATGCTGGAATAGCACTTTCCTCTTCTTCGCCTCTTTCGATAGCCTCGTCCACAACTTCATCAGAAGCTTTTGTCTCTTCTTCAACTTCAGCTTCCTTAGAAGCTTCGTCTTCCTTTTTAGCCAAGACTTCTCTTGACTTGTCTCTCAGCAGAACTTCGAGATTCTTTGCGAAAGCTTCCCAGCCTTCAACATCGAGATCTTTAACCTGCGTGGCAAGAACTTCGCGATCCGTATCCTCAAGAGCGTATTTTTCGTCCAAAGAGGCCATTCTCTGAGAGAACAACTCTTCGGCTTCTTTTACCGCTTTTTCAGTTTCCAGCGCGCCAAGCTTTTCCGTAACAGTTCCTAGTTCTGCTTTGACTTTATCGTAATCTACATTAATAGATGCGATTTTCTCTTGAGCTTCTTTGAGATTAGCTTCCACCTTTTGTTTTTCGGCTGAAAATCTCTCGGAAGCTTCCTTGAGTTCCGATTCGATAAAATCAGAAACAGCCGAGGCAGAAAGCTCCTTCAAAGACTCGTTCGTGATGTCTTTAATACTTTCTATTTTCATAATAGCTTTGTCCTCGTTTTGGATTATTACATTTTTTTCTTGTATTTGTGAAGTTTTATCAACTTCAGCAAAAGTCTTTTCTTCTTTGGGCTCTTCAACGCTCTTCTTGGTTGACACGCCCTTTACGTCGGCAGCGGGAGTTTCGGTCAGTCCTATTCCAAGAGGTACGACCTCTCCCACAACCTTTCTATAGACAGACATTCCGTCTTTAGTTTTACCTTCTCCCCCAAGAGCTTTTAGATCTTTTTCCATGTCTGCGATTTCTTCTTCGTCATCAACAATGAGCCCATTTTCTATGTTTTTATCACTTCCGTCTAAAAGCACCAAATTATAATCTCTAAAGCCTAACTCCCAGCTAGCACTAATCCTCATGAAGTCTTCGCTGCTTGGGTCGGCTGACTCTTCAATCAAGTCTGCTATTCTTTGGTTTACTACTTTCCAGATAACTCCACCTAGAGTAACATTAAAAGGTCCTTTTATATCTTTTACCTCTTCTTCTGTTAATGGCTTATCTGTTCCAAATTCTGAAAAACCTGCTGTTAAAATAGTACCAATTACTTTATCTCTGTTATGTTCTATATTAATTGGTTTATTTTTAAAATCTTTATGAAAGGCTAAAGCTGTATCTGTATCAACTACGTCTCCATTTCTATTAACTCTGTTAGCCACAAATGCATTAAAAGCTATGGGAAGCAAGTCAACCTGCTTCTCATCTACTTCTGGAATAAATTGAGCGACTTCGATAGCAGAAGCCAAAGCTAAATACTTATCTTTTTCTTCTGATACGACAGGCCTTACGTTTGAGCTGAAGATTGTAGTATATTTCATCAGGTTATATAATAGTTCACTGTTACGTTACCAGCACTACTGAAAACGCCGGAACTAGTTGGTACTGGAATGCCTTGGTTTAAACTTGTCGATCCAGCCGGAACATAAGCTATAATAGTACCTCCCCCTGCCGCCAAGGTACTAATAGTAGTAGCCGCTGAAGCTAATATGTCTGTGATTACGACGGTATCCCCACTGCTTGCTGCGACCACAGCACCGGCTCCTGCTTTATTAGCCGTTCTTGATACAGAAGGCACTCCCTGCGTCTGTTGTGAATTTGTTGATCTGGCCATTTTAAGTTGTCCTTTTTTTAAATTACACTATTTAACCAGTCTTTCGCTTCTGATCTGGCTTGCTCGTCACTTTGAAAATATAAATCATCTACGTCTCTGAAGTCATAACTTGCCAAGCCGTGCCTTTTTACTTCCCTTTCGGCTTCTTTTATTTCCTCCATAGAAGGTTCGAAATGATCCCCATCATCCACAAGTCCAGCAGAGCAGATGTTCAGAAAGACATTCACATTAGCCAAAGCTTGAGTAATTTGTAAAGATTCAGAAAGATTGTCTACAAAAATTTCCTTTAATCCCTCAGAGGTAACTTGTTCTTCGTTTGTGTAGTTATGCTGATTTGCTTTACTAGTTAAGAGCTGCATGACCCTACTAGAGAATTCTAAAGCCGCGTCTTTTTCTCCAGAAACTGGAGCAAATTTTTTACCATAAGAGTACTCTACATCAAGCGACATCATTTTACGAATGGATTCCATTAAGTTTACCTAAAAGTTTATACACTTATTTTTAAAAAACTTATAAAAAAAATAAAAAAACCCCTCAAATAAATGAGGGGTCTTTAAATAGGGAAATGCAAACCTTACTTCTTAGAACGGTACGCCGTTGGAAGCATCGTTAGCGATATCCGTAGTTGCCGGATCAAACGAGCCAGAGGCGTTGATTGTACCAGATTGATAATACTTAAAGTTTACAGTATAAGATCTTGTATAGGTGTTAACAATGCCTGTTCCATCATTAATGGCCGTACTAGACAAACTCAAAGAGCCTCTAGTAACCGTCATGGAATTTAAGCCACTGCTTTGGGCTACACCGGAAGTATAGCCTCTGTACGCACCATCAAGAACAGCGTTAATAAATTTTTGAGCTCCACCGTTTTTCTCTCTTGCTCCAGCGGCACCCGCGGAAGCTATAAGATCTCCGGATGTTAAAGCGTACTCAGAGACAGCTGGGTCTCCCAAAGTATTTGTAGATGCGTGGGTCTGGGTTGGATCCACATCTGCAGCAGCAATAGCCTCAGTTGTGATTGGGATCACGATACCAGTTGGACCACCCACAAAAGTCTCGTGCGGTCCCACTACGCTATCACCAATCAGATATTTTATTCCGTGGTTTCCGTCACCACTAGTTAAGTTAGATAGCTTGCTCTTGGCGGTTGTTAAAATGAACGTATTATCTTTGTTTGCCATTGTAAATTTCTCCTATTATATACAATCAATTACATTGTTTTTTCTATTTTTGGAAATTTTATTTTTCGCTAAGCTTTATCCGGTGTGTCCTCCTGTGGATCTGTTTGGTTGGTCAAATCCCCAAGTTTCATTAGCTCGTTTAATTTTTCTTGAGGAGTAGCTATTCCCCCGATAGTGGTGAATACCGTAAGGTTGTCTTTGTCCCCACTATATATACCTCTATGCACCATACTCCCAGACCTTAATATTCTGCTCAACTGATCAAAGGCTTGGTCAAGATTAGATTGAGGGATCTTGTCCAGAACCTCTTTACCTCCAATAAGTATGGCTCCAGCAACGTTTGCTGTGGATATATCAATGCCACCAGACATACTGCCACTTTGAGCTATGCCCCTAACAGCCCTTGAAATGCTTACTGGGTCATCCCATTGAGGAACCGGCGTAGCACCAAAGATAGTAATACCGGAATCCAAAACACTTTTATAGTCACTAGAATCAAAAGATGAGTACGAGCTGTCTCTAGAAGCCGTCATATTAAACAAGTGAAATACGCCAGCCGTGCTCATATTAGCTGTCTGCCAAAAATTAGAAACAGAGACATTTGAATAAAGCTTGCTAGTCTTCTCATTATCAATAATAACTAGAGGTGATACTATTCCTTGATCCACTAAAGCGCAAGCCTCTTTTAGAGTCTCGTAAGCATTAGAGTTAACCTTTCTTCCCTCTGAGTATTTAGGTAGGGCTAGTATGACACCAACTTTTTTGGATCCAGATTTCACTGTCTCTTGTAATTCTTGAGCGGTTTTAACAAGAGGTACAAGAGTTCCTGCGCCGGAACCTCCGCCAGCACCTGCACAAACAAAAATTCTATCTACATCTTCTCCAAAAGAGCGACGCATGAAATCTAAAACGTCATCCCTCTTCTCCTCGAAGCACTTAGCTGCGACAGCTCTATCTTTTCCAGCTCCACCCGAGCCAATACAAAGCTTATTTTCCACGTTAATAGAATTAAGGTCTTGCTGAGCTGTATTTATAACGCCAATTTTCCTATAGCCTAGCTTATGGAAACTCTCTGCGATCCTAGAACCGCCTTGCCCGGCACCAACGAAAGCAAATTTAAACGCTCCCTCTACTTCATCTTTTACTTCTTTTTTCTCTTCTGGCTCTGGCGGCAACGGAATGTCCGGGACCATAACATCTATTCCTTCAGCACCGAAGTACTGATTAACATCTTGGATATTTTCTTGATTTTCGCTCATATTTTAAACCTTACTTGCATACAATAAACCTGCTAGATACTCATCCACTTGATGCTCCAAAGCTATACTTTGTATTTCTTTTATAGCTTTTTCGTTAGTATCTGTTGGGTTATTAATATATTCACTAACTTTCTCTAGCCATTTATCAGAAGATTCATTGGCCATAACTATTTTACTCAATTCAGAAGATAGACTTCTAATTTTGTTAGTTACTCTTTTGTTCTCATATTTCAATTTGAGTTTTTCCTGAATCTCTGTTTCTAGCTTTTCGGCTAGCGTCAAATTTTCTTTAATTTTTTCTACGCTAAATTTTTGGGAACCGGAGGTCTTCTCCCCTATAGGGGTAACCTTCTTTGTGGTCTGTGGTGAAGGTGTTCCGCTAGGTCTACCTGCTCCCTCTTTCTCTGATTGATTATCTCCTCCTCCACCAAGTAGAGGAGAATAGTAGCCTTGTTCTTTGAGCTCTCTGAATTTTTTCTGTGACTCGACAGACTCTTCGGGTTCTGGGAGCCTGCCAGAGCTAATCGCCTCCAAACCTTCCTCTGCGGTAAGAATACCATATTGAATAAGTTGAGCAACGACCCTGTTCCAAGTAGTCTTGTCTTTAAGCTCTATCTCTTGGAAATTTGCCTTTGGATAATTTTTAAAACCCAAAGATTTGCAAATCCTCTTTATTTCATGACAAAGGAATTGATTTATGAAAGCGTCTCTTCCCTGCTTTAGCCTTTCGATAAATACCTGAATTTTAATGCTTGTATTAGCGAACTTATCCTCGCCAACCAAAATGTTGTTAAGCCCCATTTGAATATCTTGATTTACAACACTGTACTTTTTAGGATCCAAGATGCCAGCTATATCTGGAATAACAAATTGAGCTTTGGTAGTGTAGTCTGAAACAAGAACCTTTCCAACAGATTGATTTTCGAAAAGCTTTTGCATTGTCTCTATACTTCTCTGATTTATATTTAGGCTGCCGTCTTTCAGCTCGGACCCCATTGTGATAAGTAGTATCGCTTGGTTGGTGGTTCTTGTTAATGCCATATCCATTTTCTTCATTTCAGACTTCCAGTTGATATCTTCTAGAACTGGAAATCCCAATGGAACAGAAAATGGTTCATAGTCTTGCTTCTTGTAAAACACAGGAGTAACTTTATCTGGGTCTAACCTAAGGGAAATAATCCCTATATTCCTGCTTTTTAAAGCTTTCTTTGTCTCTGGGTCTAAGGCATCATAGACTTGCTTATCTTCCTCTGTTTTTGGATTTTTGATTCTTTCTAGTTCGTAGTCCGTTAGTGTTTTATAATACATTCCAGAAAAGAATGATATATTACCTCCCATTTGAATATCGGCTGGATTTAATATAATATATCTAGAAGGAAGCTTGCTGTCCTCTCCGTACCCTAAGGAGCTTAATTTCCCGCCACCATAAGTTTGGGTAATTCTTTTTAAATCCTCTGGTTGAATCTTAGTGTCGAATCTATGAATAAAAACGTTTCCTGATCTATAGTATTCTCTAAAAAATCTATCTAGGAAACTTTGTATATCAATTTTCTTAAAAAGAGCATCCAAAAAATCTCTTGACTTCTTACTGCCACCCGTGAAGTAAAGATTCGTCGAAGAAAACTCTGTCATTAAATCAATAACATTTCTAAATACCGCAAAATTATAATAGGCTTTTTGACAAAGAATTACCACATCTCTAACATCAAGAGAACTTTTATTATTAACGCCTTTTGTGTACTTATAGGGGACTAGTCCATTATCAATATTTTCAAACCTGTTCGTCCTATCTATTTGTCCACCTACGTTCCTGCGCTGTCTTGTCGATTGGTTGTCTAAGGTGGTATAAGGTGATGCCGCGAAACTGCTCATCATTGGCTGAATTTCTTCTTCTTTTTTACTTGTTGTTTTTTTTCTTGTCATTTTAAACCACCATCAAAGTTCTGCCTTTTCCGGCAGTGTTGTTGCCACTTATAAACAAAGCTCCATTAGGCATCCCTCCTGTGTTAGGATGTACTGGCAAATTATTAAATATAGCATACCCTCCAGATATACCACTTATAGTCAATAGGTCGTTTACCGTCACATCTCCGCTTAAATGCACGTTTGATCCGCTAAAATAAGATCTGTAGTTGCCCAAACAAACTTTTTCTCCACTAACATTTAAGGGGTTGGTGCCGTAAGGACCTAGTTTTATTCTGTCGTCATCAAATATATCCATCAACGGCAAACCAGCTTTGTCAGTAACAGAAAACACCGGAGCATCAGGCCCATATCCCGGAGACAAGGTCAAGAGAGCCCCGCTTGCGTCATCAAAAGTTAAAGACTTATTCGCGTTAACTCTCGCTGTAACTCCATCGAAGTCCACAAGGTTTGCCTTAAGACCTGCGTTAAAAGTTTTTTTAGCCGTGAACTTGGTAGAAGTGTCTGCCAATACATTATCAATCGCGCCGCTAACATTAGCCCCTGTTGCTTCTAGGCTTGTTTTTAAATCACCGCTAGAATTTGACACTATGCCAGTAACTTCGGCTTGACCGGGGACTTTCATCCATCCTGCTTTGACTGATGTATCTCCAGTCGCAATAAAAAAACCAAACGTGTCATTATGCCCCGAGGAAAAAGCTAAGGCTCCGCTCGGCGCATTTACGGAAAAATCTCCTGAACCAGTATGGTACGAACTTCCAGATTTTAGAAACTCGCCACTAGTGTCAGCAAACTGACCCGAAACATTAGTTATTTGCCCAGAAAGATAGCCGCTCGCTCCAGTTGCAAAGCTCTCCGCATGACCAGAGACATCATCAGATTTAGTCTTAAGAAATAATCCAGATGAATCTAGAGCCCCAGAAACAGCAGTGGTTAAGCCAGAAGTCCTACTCATGATATCGCCACTATAACCGGTCATAGACTTTGGTCCGCCCTGTGAAAAAGCGACAAAGCCAGAAGTATTATCATGTGTATAAAAGCCAGATTTGTTTGTGGCGCTACCAGAAAGTTTCGTGTTGAATAGCTTAAGGAAGCTACTCTCATCTACCTGACCAGTTCTAATTGTGCTTGCCATAAAAACTTATTCGACTTTATTTACACTTAAAAAAGCATAATAGGCTCGAAAGTTTCCTTGTTAGTGTCGATTTCGACCTTATTTATGTCGTTATAAAGTTTAAGACCCCAATTTGCCAACATTAATGAGGAATAATTATCTTTTCTTGCTTTGTTTACAGAAGTGGACCTTTTTAGGTGCTGAGGTAGGTCAAAATTCTGAGACCCCCTTGCGGTTGCCTTATGTTCTACTAAACTGCATTGTTTCTTAGTTTGGTAAATCATATCATCTTGATGCTCAATAAAGTCAAGCATAGACCATTCTTTTCGGTCATCAATAAATACTAATTTTTTAGGATAGGGTAATCTTATAGAACTAGTTCTATTAAAAAATAATTCATTTGAAGCCGTCCTAGAAGCGAACCAAATTTTTTTATAGTCTATACAGGCCTGTAGGTGTTCATTAGCTCTACGTATGAAATTACTAGTAAATACTTGATTAAAACAAATTTGATGGTTTTCTTGATTGTATTTTTGTTTAGCTTGTCTCAAAGTTTTTTGATATTCTATTCCTTCTGCGTCTGAGTTTAAGGGTATGGTTTTTAAATTTATTCTAGCATCTTTAAAGAATTGAGATTCATTACAGCTATCTAAATAGGTATCGGATCCAGCATTATCAAGACATATAAAAACAATATTAAAAGCCTGAAGTAAATAAGCTAAATATTTTACATGTTTGTTTAGGCTTCCAAGTCCCGCATAAGTATGCACTAAGGTACCTTGACCCGTATCGTCGTCTATCTCTATGACAGACATAGCAAAGTAGTCGGCCGTAGGACTATCGCTCATATTGGGGTCAATTCCCATTACATAACGCCTACCTGTTCTGCCGACCATAAGAGTAGATGGTTCTTCATCACTTTTCAAAGTGCACATCTCCATCTTCTTTGCGCTAAAGTAGCTATCACTTCCATCTGTAAACTGAGCGCAATATTCTCGCTGGAACGAAAAGTGGGAAGACCCTCCTTCTTGGGCTTCGTCAATGATAGTCTTGTCTATCATCTCCCTTGGTAAAGCCTCATACCCCATTTGAGATACAAAGTATTTAGCGTCTCCTTCTTGTTCGTCTGATTGTATTTTCCCAATCCATTCTTGGTAGGTCTTGTAAAGATTCTCAAAAGTATAGCTAGCTGAAGACAGCGCTATCATTTTAGACTTATTTTCAAACTTAGTCCTATCTTCTTCTTTGATTACGCCCTCCTTAATTAAGCCATCTTCGATCTCTTTGATTTCCATCCTTCTCTTCATGTCTTGAGGGGCAACGAGAAATGGCATGAGTACGTTTTTGATTATGTCTTCCGGCAACAAAAGATACTCGTCAAGTACAAGTATGTTAGCGCGGAAACCACGAATCTTTTCTCCGCTTAAAGGGATGGCTGTTATAGTGCCTCCGTTTATTCTCCACTCATACTGGTCGTTTCTTTTTACCTTGGCTCCGAAGGCTTGAGCCAAAAGAGCGGCTTCTTTTGTCTCTACTATCTTTTCTATGTTATTGAAAATAAATCTTGCAGTACGAAATGTTGGGCCAGCTATTAGTATCTTTGTATTGGGTTCAAATATACATTGCAAAAAACAAAATATTGAAGCTATGAAGCTTTTGCCACATCCTCGACCCCATACGCACATACTAAAATTTCTATTAAATAAGGCTCTTAAAGTTATTTCTTGGTAAGGCGCTAACTTTATACCACTTAAAAGATACGTAGTAAAATATAAATTATTTCTTAAAAATTCAGCTAGGGTACTGCGTGCTTGTTTGTCTTCTAGAGATCCTTCCAGCTTTGCTAATTTAGCATTAACATCTTCGATTTCTTTTTTGTATTTTGCAGGAGATGACCACATTACAATAGATTAAGATCATAAGCTAGCTGTAGATCTACATTTTTATAGTTTTGACCACAAAAGAAAAGCTTCCTAGTTAACCTAGTAGCTTCTGTTCTTCCTTTTGCAAATAAGAACTGTACGTTGTCATGATTTTGTATTATGTCTCGAACATTTCTCATCACATACTCTGGGGTTACCTGAACCTTCTTTGTGATATACTTTAGGTAATTAAATTTCATCATGTTATCTAAAGAGTTTTCAACAACTACTACGACATAAGCGCCCTGCTCTTTTGCTCTCCCTAGCTCTCTAGAAAATCTTTCGCAACCGCCAGTAAAAGTACCTATAAAGTCTTTCGTCTCTTTTCTTTCTACGAAGCACTTATTGTTCTCTTTATCGAGCCAATAATCCGCAAATTTCAGACCCTCTCTTCTTGTGCCGTAGTTTATATTTAATGGCTTTTGCTCTCTTGTATCAACAATGATTTCATAGCCTTCTTCTATACTTTCTTTGATTTTATTTTTAGGAACTCTTTTAAATCTTTTTAATAGTCCAAGCTCATAACAAAGATCGTAGTAATTACCAAACAGCTTTTGATAATAAAAAATAGGCGGCATCATGGAAGACCTCATTTCAACTTGAGTAGGAGAATACTTAATTTTCCTTCTCATTATCCTGTCTTTGATTACTTGAACACAAAATTTTCTAGCGTCTTCTTCAGAGGCCGACTCGAGGTATTTCTTCATGTTAGGTCTTGAATTAAAATAATTAGAAAAATAATGACTTTTATTTTTGAATTTAATTAAATCTCCAGTAAGTAAATCTCTCCTAGGATAATACTTTTGATAATACTCAGCCATACGCATCTTATACTTTCTGAGATACATATGGAGCTGTTTTTCTGTTTCGAATTTTTTTCCGTCTATTTTACAGACAAACTCCATTTTCATACATTCACTTAGAGACTTATCCATTTAAAGCCTCCTCTTCTGATAATCCAAATATTCTAGCCTTGACATCGTCCATAGTTACTAGCTTCTCCACCTCGTCTTTAATAGTACCCTTTCTTAGCTCTGCCATCTTTATTAATTCTCTTCGGCTTTCTTCTTCTTTCCAAGTCTCAACAAGATTCAATATACTTGCATTGTCTTGGACTTGCTTACTCAACCTATCGCTTCTCTTTTGTTTTAGGTCGCTTAGTAGTTTATGCTGTCTATTAACACAAGAGTTATATTCGTTTGTAGCCGTGCTTATAGCCTCCACTAAACTCATTGATATCCTTCTTCCCTCGTTGTCGTTGGCAGTATCATCAAGTAATCTCTGAAGTCTCCCAACCCTTCTTTGGATATTGGACGCTATCACCACTTCTCCAGACAAGACTATATACTGGTCTACTTCTTCTTGAGTTAAGTCCGGCTTGTCATTGGTATATCTAACAAACGAAGATTCAAATAACTCTCTTTCTGTTTCGTGTTCGTAGTTATTTATCTGATGAATAAACCTAAAGGTATGAAGGTAGCCCATCAACCTTTCTAAATTCTTTTTTTGTCTAGGCGTAATTTTATCTTTATCTATTCCGCTGTCGTGAACAAATCTATTAACCCTGCTTAAAACTCTATCTGGATGCTTTGGGGGTTTATACTCAAACCTCTCTTGTTGTTCTTCTGGAGTCTCAAAGTCTTCTCCCTCTAGACTTTTGCAGTAGTCCGTAACCATCCTTGTTTCGGCGCTTAGGCTTGTCAACGACTCATCTCCAAAAATTATTCGAGACATCTCAACATATTTCATTGTGCCTCTGTGGTTTCCTAGAAACTCTTTTTGTTCTTCTGATAGTTCTGGTTTATCGACTTTTTGATATTCGCTAGCTGGTATTGCATTGAAGTCTATCTCGCTTAAATATGATTTTACAGCACGACCCTCTTTGCTTCTCCCGTCTTTACCTTTGAATCCCGCAACATCTTGTATCAGATGCATTAAGGATATATCGACATCATCCCCTGCGAGGAAACTGTCTCTTACTGAAGTAAGTGCAAACTTTTGCTCATTGGTTAATGTCAGGTCATTCATACTCTTATTTTTAAAAAGTCTGTTAAAGGTATATCTTCTTTTTGTAAGTTTAAAAAGGTATCTCTCTTAATGAACATAGATTTTTTCATATCCCAACTGTCAGGATGACACATATAATCTATGGTTAGAAGCTCTCTATCTTTTCTAACGCACTTCTGGCCTTTATGGAAGCCAGAGGTCACGGCAAATAGAACATCTCCCTTTTTCGCTGTTAAATGTTTTATTTTATCCTTGCCGTAAAAATTTTCTATTTCATCGTCTTGCCATCTATATTCTTGTAGTAAGTTATCAGGTTTATTATCTATACTACCCTCAACAAAAGTAAAAGGCCCATCCTCCACACTGTCGACATCTTTTAAATAGACAAAAGCTTTAAAAAAATAAGGAGAGTTCGGGTCTACGTGATACATAGTCGTATTTTCGCTGTTTAGATTATTAGCGAAACTTTTTCTGAGGTTTAGAGTGCCAATAGCAGGAATACACCCGTAAAAAGATTTAGCGACTCCAATTAAAGTCTTATCAAAAATTATATCTGATATTTCAGGGACATTATAAAGCGGCTCGGGTACAGATAAAAATAATTGATTATTTCTGGCTTCGGACTGATTAAATATATTATCATTCCGCTCCCCAAATTGCCTGCCCAACTCAGAATAAACTTCTATTTCACCTCCGTCTAATATGTAATTAAGTTTTCGGCTAATCGTGTCAATCAAATCTATCTTGTTTTTTAAGGCCCCTTCTATCTTTAGCCAACCTTTCTGCCTTAGCTCTTTTGCCTCTTGTTTTTTTTCGGTTATGCTCTTATAGGTAGTAGGATATCTTAGAGATCTACTAATAATACTGTCCACAACCCTTTCTGCGTCTTCCGGCGAATAGTTTTCCGCACAGCCTTCGCTATTTATCTTAACAGTATTTTTTAATTCAGGAATATCAATCATATCCAGTCTAACTCATTTTTACTTAAAATTTTTCTAGCCTTGGTTAAAATAGACTTTTGTATATTTTTTATTTGTTTGTATCCCGGAGTTCTATTTTTTTCTGTAGTTTTGAAATTCAGAGTTTCAGCAATTTCCTGCTCTGTTTTATTCATTATATAAAAGCCTTCGTAGACTATCCACTCGTTAGGCTTTAAGACCTCTTTAAGTTTTTTATTTAATTTTACAATACCAAGCTCTATGTCCGCAGGAGAAACCTCAACATCATTAAGCTTCTCTTTATGTTTTTCTAAGGGCAGAGCCATCTTCACATCATAAGCTGACTTCTTTTTGCGTAGCCAAGCTTTATAAAGGGGGCATCTGGCATCTTGACTGCCATATATTGAGCAGGCAGAATCCGGTTCCGCTGCAGCGCACTTTAAACAAGGTTTGCAATAATTACTATAGTTATTGCGAATTAAATTTTTTAGTTGGTTCGATATGATTCTGTTGAGCCAAGGAGCTAAAGGCTTACTACAATCATACAAATGCCACTTTTTAAAAATGTGTATTTTTAGAATTTGAGAAATATCATCAAAATCCATCCAAGCTATAGAAGTTAGAGTCCACTTATTTCTTCTTTTGGAAATCTCTTGGTCAATAACATCTATACAGTCCTCAAAGTCTATTTTTTTCGCCTTCTTTTTGGGCATGTGGTTTAGGTATCTTCTTCGCCTGTCCTCGCAGGGTCGACTAAGCTACCTAGGGTTTGCGAGTCTCTCTTCGGAAAATAAGAAGCTTCCATATCTAACTCTAATGGCGGGATATTCAGAGGAATGGGAGTATCCTCCTCTTCTATCTCTGTTTTTCTGGCAGCAACTTCCTTAGCAGGTTTTTGTCCTGTGACTAAATCAGTTCCGCAAGAACAGCAAAATTTCGGCTTCTGCAGCAAGGAGGTCTTGGACTGCATCACCCAAGGGTTAGATTGACCGCAGCTCTGGCAATAAGTAACTTTTTTTAACTTAGACATATCTTTTATAACTAAGCAAATAGTTATTACAACTAGATACCGTTTTACACAATAAAAATGTTATGGCTAATTACACTTTTACTAACAACGATGGAATAAAGTATAAGATCTTTAAGAAGAGACCTCATTACAGCTACAACGCTGATGGTCTATGTGACCCCCCAGATTATAAAGGTCCTAAGATACATATTTCCCCCGATCTCCCTCCTAAACGAGAAATGGCAGTCTTAACCGAAGAAATTTTCCACGCTTTCTTTTGGGACGTACCTGAAAAAAAAGTCAGAAGATTCTGCAGTGCGCTAACAAACATCTTGCATAAAGACGGGTGGAGGCAGACGGTCCAGTGCGAGAGTCCAGAAGACTAGCTAATAGTAGTCAAGTCTTTAAATTTAGTTACCAAAAATCTAACAAGCTCGGATCTAACCACATCGGTTTCGTCGAATTGGAAAGTATTTATGCCGAACTTTTTACTTTCTTTATCTGTGAAAAGACCTTCTATTCTTTCGAATCCCCCTCTGGCCCCATTTTTTAAATCTGTTTGAGCAGGGTCAGCTAATACGAAGCATTTAGAACCCATACCCAACCTAGTTAAAACAGTCACTATTTCCTTTACGGTACTATTTTGGCACTCGTCAAATATTAGGCACTTAGAATTCCAACTCATACCTCTACAAAAATTAACAGGATAAGTTGATACTCTTTCGTCTTTTTGTAGTTTTTTTATTACATTAGGGCATATAAGCTCTTCCATTTTATGTAAAAAAGGCAGGTTATAAAAATGAAGCTTTTGATCAGCGTCTCCCGGTAAAAACCCCATTCTAGAATCAGAGCTTTCCACCGCAGATCTAATATAGACTATTTCGGAAACCTTTCCTTCGCTAAGTAAATGTAGAGCGCAATAAACACTAAGGAGAGTTTTAGAAGACCCCGCCGGACCTTTGGCAAAAAGTATCTTAGATTCCTTACTTAAGGCTATCTTGATAAAATCTTTCTGTTTTCTTGTCCATTTGAAATCTTCTATATGAAACTTTTCCCTGTGTCTAATAGGCTCTCGCTGCAAAGCCCTACCCTGTGGATTATCCAGATCTTCTAAAGAACTGGCCAATTGGTCGAGTTTAACTTTAGGCATAATATATAACTATTTCGCTCTTATTCTGTATCCATCGGTGCTATCTTCTTTTCGAGTCTTAGACCTTTAATGTCTTCATTTGCTATATCTACTCGGGTTTTAGTGTCTGCAAAATAGAAAGTTGTAGATCTTATTCCAACTCTTACTACCCTGCAGGCTCGTCCACCCATACTGTAGACATCGTCAGTCTTTATTCCTCCGAAAAGAGACATTGATACTGCAGCTGCGAAGCTAGTTATAGTCTCTTTGAAAATTAAACCCGCCGCTCCCGCGATGAGCAACCAACCGTGTTCGCCGATAAAATTTTGACCGGCATTAGCGATTTGATCTTCCATATACAATATATATACACCAATTTCTTAATTAGAGGTGTATATTTGTTTAGAGATGGACGATATAAACTTGGCTACAGACAAAATCCTTGGTCTGGCCCACAATAGCCCTGAATTTCAACAAGCCATAGAGCAATTAATGGGCTCGTATGGCTGGTTATTCCTTTTCGCTTTTTTGGGTATCTTGTTTAAAGACGCGATTCACAAAGCTGCGGAAGGGTTTTTGATATGTATTGGTAAGGACTTCTGTAATGATGATGTGTTGTATATCTCTGGAAGGCAGGCGCGTATAGTTCGTGTCGGATTTTTGAAAACAATTTTTTACATGACAGATCGCGGAACTAAAATGATAGTCCCAAACGACAGGCTAAAACTGCTGGTCATAGAAAAGAAGCTCCCTTTAAACGGAGGCTTTCATTACTTACATAAAGGCGGAGAACAAGGCTATGACGAACAAAGAGCCATAAGGGACAAAATGAAAGAAATCCCGAAACTAGGGGAAGAAAAATAAAAAAAAGTGTATTTAAATAAAGTCAAAAATGGAATTTAATAATGCAATAGATATAATTTTAGGTATAGCTGCGTTCTCTATTGGTTGGACTATGAAAAGACTATTTCATAACATAGACAACCTCTGGAAAAAGCATGACGAGATGACCGACAAGGTCGCCCAAATGGCAGTCGAAATGCCAAAGCAGTATGTCACAAAAGGTGACTTAACAAGAGCTATAGACGTTATTCATTCCAGATTTGACAAATTGGAAGAGAAGTTAGAAAAACATTTCCGCCCCTAGAAAAGGGGGCTTTAGATTTCTCTGACTTTAAAATTTTTGAGTAAAACATTTGTCATGTTTTGAAAATCGATTTTATTTTCTTTGGTCATTTGCTCTATTTTTGCTAATGCCCCATTAGGATCAGAGGCTTCTGTATTTTGGTTTAAATCATTTTCGAATTGATTTGCATCAATATCTTCGTCAAATGTCAACCCAACTACCGCTTCGTGAGAAGCTTCCCAAGTGATAATAACCTTTTTTGCCATCGAGTCGTTATATTTATTTTTTTACATTTTGAACAAAAAAACGTATAAGAAATAGAAGGCATGTTTAATATGTTTAGAAGATTGTTTAGCAGGAAGCGGCAATGCCCCAAGTGTGGTTTTGCTGGCGTAGCTAGAGAGTTCAAAAGAGTAAAAATGACAACTAATTATACAGCGTACGGCTCTGACGGTAGCAATGGTTCATCCGGTTCCCCGGGCTCTAATGGAAGCAATGGTTCGTCTGGTTCCCCGGAACCAACGCCAAACTCTAGTGGTAGTGATGGTTCGTCTGGTTCCCCGGAACCAACGCCAAACTCTAGTGGTAGTGATGGTTCGTCTGGTTCCCCGGAACCAACGCCAAACTCTAGTGGTAGTGATGGTTCGTCTGGTTCCCCGGAACCAACGCC